CCCTCGATTCGAGCCTTGATCGTGTACTGCTTCGGCACGAGGCTCCTAGTTGAAGATGATCGACGCTTCCGCGTTCGCGCTGGTCGCCGACGCCGAGGCCTTCAGCTTGTTGAAGAACTTCCCACCCGCCTCGCTGAACTCCACCTCGCTGTGGTCCGGGTTGTTGAACTCGAGCCGCACCCCGTTCACCGGGTTCCCCGCGGTCATCACCGCACCGATCTGCATCGTGAAGTCGTCGGTCGTCGCCGAGTCCGAGTGCAGACGATCCACGTCGTAGGACTCGTCCGTCGTATCCACCTGGATGTTCGCGTCGAGCTCGATGATGCGTCCCTCTTGCGAGGAAACGTCGCCCGTCGTCGAGTTCCAGTCATCGAAGGTCGTGATCGAGTTCCCGACCTTGAGCGTCATCGCGTTGCCGCCTCGGGTATGCCCCCATGCGGCGGCCGCATTCAGAATCACCGGCGGCGATACCGACGCCAGCACCCCGTAGGTCGGAGACGGAATCGTCTCGCCTTTGTTGTGGGAGTAGTACTTGCCGCTGAACTCCCACGTCCCGATGAGGTTCTTCTTCGAATCGAACTTGAGCGTCAGATCCGCGATCAGGTCGTAGAGCACCACGGCCACCGTGTTGGAGCCGCTGCCGATCCAGACCTTCGCGGTCACGGGGAGCACGTCCGTCATTCCCAGCGCCCACCCGACGCCAGCCCCCCAGTTGGCACCGAGTAGACCGGCCGATCTCCAGAGCGCGTAGACCCCGGGCTGAGTCGCAGAGAAGTCCGCGTCTCCATCGACGGGCGTGCCGCTCGCGTTCGTGCGCTTGCCACCGATCGGCATGGCAATCGAGAACTTCGAGATGTCGGTCGAGAGCCGCGGCGCGAACTGCCGCGTGAAGCTCGACGAGACGATCGGAGCGTCCGCCTTCGTGTTCTTGAGCGCGAGAGAGATTCCGCTCTTCGCGATCCCCTGCGTCGGGTCTCCCAGAAAGAGCCCGTCGGTCAGTCCCACCGCGCCCGTGAAGTCCCGGATAGTCGCGTTGACCGACCCATATCCAGACTGGACTCCGAAGATCGCGAGAGCGCCCTGAGTGATGTAGGCCACGACTAGACCCTCCGTTCGACGTCCGCAGGAAACTGCGCGACCGTCGGGGAATCGATGATCGAGAAGACCCCGGGAATGCCGAGCAACGGGTTCGCGCTGAACCAGTAGCTGTCTTCGATGAGCGCGGATACCGCGGACTGCATGGCTCCCTCCGAGTAGGTGCGCTCCGCGTCGGTAGCCCCGAGATGGCGCAGCACGTTCAGCACCACCGTAAGCGTGCTGCGCTGCGAGTTCGCGTCGATCGCGCCAAGCACCGTCGCGATACCGCGCAGCCGGAACCGGGTCGCGCTGGCCGGGATGGCCTCCCGTCCGACCAAGTAGTCATCGGCCAGGCGCGTTCCGCCCGTGGTCGTCGCCACCTTCGCGGAGATGTCCCCAAGCACCTGCGCAAGCGTTCGCGTCCCGTCGAGCGCGAGGCGAACCGATACCTCGTACTCGAGGATGCTCCCGCCGATGCGAATCGCGCTAAAGCTCAACTGGTAGAGGTACGTGACCCGGTTCGCAGCGAGGAAGCGGCCCCCCACGTACTGGACCGGGAGATATCCGCTCTCGGGAGACCAGTTGAGGATTGCACCGAAGACCTCATCCCGAAGCGCGTGGACGCTCTGTTGTGCCGCCTGGCCGTCGTCGTCGGTGGTGTTCGATAGGCAGAGCACCACGGCGAACTGTTCCACGATGTCGGGAGTGATACCGATCTCTCCGGTTCCGTTCTGCGCGTCGTCCGCCGAGAGCGTCACGAAGGCGCAAGGGCGAGACGTCCCCTCCTTCGTCTCGAAGTCCGCTGCATAGAGTTCCGCGAGGCCGTAGACCTGCTGCGAGAAGCTGGCCGCGTTCGATCGCAACCGCTCTATGACGTTAGCGACGTTCATTCGTCGAAGACCTTCTCGATGGCCGCCTTCAGCTTCTCCTCGACCTTCGAGATCGCAGGCATCAGCCAAGGTCGAGGCTGGATCTTCCGGGTCCCCTCCTCCATCCAGAGCCCCGTCTTCACGGTGGCCCCCACCTCGCCGTATCCGGGCCCCGAGTCGAACTCGATGTGACCCACGAGATTCCCGGTATCGACGGCCGGAGGCTGCCCCGGCGCCGAAGCGCGGTGGGGCTTGCTTCGCTTTCCTCCGATTCGTAGGCGTCCCGCGCTATCCGTCCAGAACCGATGTGTGTAGAGCCGACCCGACGGGCGCGACGAGCGAATCGATTGCACCGCCTCCCCGTGCGCATCGAGGACGAACGTCTCGATCACGGCCTGGAGCTTCTCCGGCGCGCGCTCTGCGATACGGCTGAATCCGTTCAGCGCACCCGCATCGATCACGCGGATCGTCACGGCCGACATTACGCGCGCTCCTCCGCGCACTCGATCGCAAGGAATCGGTGACGCTCGTCCGCGTCCGTGATGGAGCGAATCGCGAAGCGACGAGAGCCGTCCACGAGAAGGAATCGATCCTTCGATACGGTCGGACCCACGCGGATCGTGGCCACGTGCGTCGCTCCGCCGTCGTCCCCGTTCACGCCACCGATGAACGCTCGGCCGCGAAGCGGACGGAGCGCCCCCCAGACGGTGGCCTCGGTCGCGTAGACGACGGTCGTCCCGCCGGATGCGCCAGGTGTCTTCGCTTGCGTCTGAATCTCGACCCTATGTCGCATGTCCCCGATCACAGCGTCACCACGCGATAGCGCTGGTAGAGAAGCTCACTCACTGAAGGCACGCCGAGGTCGAGCTTCTCGTCACCGCGGTGCTCGTATAGGCTCGCCACGTGCGCCTTGATCCCTGTTTTCACGGGCTCGGGAACTGCCGCAGCGTTCCCGAAACCAGCCTCCCACTGGATCTCGATCCCGTCCGCCGTGCGCCCTGGCGTCGGCCACGTAGCTCCCGACCGCAGTCGGATCCGGGCACCCGGCTGGTCGACGTAGTACGAGGCGGACGAGAACGTCGAGGCCGCGTCCGAATCGTCGTACGTCTTCACGTGCGCGACGCCGCCCGCGCCGATCGGCCCCCACGGCAGCCTCACCTCTGACGAATCGAACTGCGAGACGGCGCCATCACGGACGCCATCCCACCACTCGTCGGACCGAGCCATCGGCCACGCATCGAGCCACATCCGCCAGACCTGCGTCACGATTGCGCGGCCCATGAACGCCTCGGCCGCGTGCCTCGCTGCCGAGACGAACGCAGAGACGAGAGAATCGTCCGCGCTCGTCGTGATGCGAGCGTGATCCTTCGCCTCCTGCAAGGTGACAGGCTCGGCGGCCGGCGCGGTCACGAGCTCGAGCCGCACTACCCCTCCCGACTACGCCGGCGATACGCAGCCTTGTTCTCGGGGGGCGGCATCATCTTCCCCTCGGCCTCCTCGACGGGATCGGCGTGTCCATCCTTCGCCAGGCTCATCGCGAGCAGCTCCGGGAGGTCCGCGATCGAACCCGCTGCGAGCAGTGCACCGCGTACCCCGTCCGCGAATACCGTGAGGGTCGTCCTCATCCGAATCTTCATGCCGGTCCTCCACAGGGAGGAGGGAGCGACGCCCTCACGCGGCGCCGCTCCCTCGCTACTCGTCCTGGGCTACGAGGTCACCGGTCCCTGCTGCGGTGCGCCGAGCAGCCACTGCGCGCTCATGAGCACCGCGGAGGTGTTGTTCGCCGGCGTGATCGTCGCGCGCAGGTAGCGCTTCACGCCTCTGTACCCGAGCTTCCGCGTCTCGTTGTCGTCGTCGAACTGGAAGCCCGCGAGCGCCTCCGTTCCGATCAGATCCTCGTCGGGCACGGCAGCCGCATCCGACAGGTTCGAGGCGTCACCGTGCTCGAGCAGCACCGTGAACGTCGCGTCCGCGTCGGCGATCGATCCCAGCGAGATCGAGAGCATCGCGCCCCCGAATCCGCGACGGTCGAGGATCTGCGAAACCTGCGCCGTGTTGTCGGACACCGAGACCGGGCTGATCGCACGCATCACGGTGATCGCATTGTAGAGGTCCGAGTTCATCGCTCTTTTCCTTTCTAGGCCGCCGGCTAAGCCGACGTCACCTGAAGCTTGATCGCCTGGAACTGGATCACGTCGCCGCCCACCCGCTTCGTCGTGCGGAACTTCACGAAGGGCGGATTCGTGTACGGATCGCGCATCGTCCGGATCCCGATCCGGTCCACGATCAGGTAGCCGCGGCTGAAATCGCCGTAGGCCACCGAGAGCGAACCGGCGCCGATCGCCGGCATGTTCGCCATGATCGTGTACGGCTTTCCGAGCAGCGTGCTCGGAATGCCGGCTTCGAGCCCCGGCTGCCAGAGGAACTGCCCGTTCACCGCCTCGGTGAACCGGCGGATCCGACCGAGCGAAGCACGGGACATCGCCCAGTACGCACCCGGCTGGAACACCTCGTAGAGCGCGCTCTGAAGGTTGATGAGACCCGCAGCCGTGAGGTCCGTTGCGTTCCCTGAGGCCACCTGCTCGATCTGCTGATCTCCGCTCGTACCGGAGGGGTAGGAGAGGATGCCGCGCGGGCAGCCCACGCCGTTGCCGGCCGCGAAGTCCTCGTTCTCCGCGAGGACGAACTCGTCCGTGGACCAGTCCATGACGAACTTCTCGACGTCGTAGGTCGCATCGTCGAGCATCGTCTGCGTCACCCGCGGCTCGGAGGAGTACTCTCCGGGCTTGATCGTCGCGAGTGCGATCTGCGGCGAAGTCGTCTCCGATCGGGCTCCCGTCTCCGAGACCTTCTGCGCACGCGTCGGCCCGCCCTTCACGCGCGGGAACTCGAACTGGTTCGCCGTGGTCTGCACGATGCGCGCTACCTGCCGCATCCCGACTCGCTCGATCTCGAACTTCTCGATCTCCGCCGAGCGCTCCACTCCGACGAGGTAGCCGCCGTCCGGAAGGACGCCGGCCGACATGGCCTTGGCCTCGAGCTCGCGGAGTCCCGTCTCCTCCCCCTTCCGCATCCAGCGTGAGAGGCCTTCTCTGTAGGCCTTCACCTCGGCCGACGTTCCGCCCTTCCCGGGGTCCGCGCTGCCGCGGCTCATCGCCGTCTCGATCCCGTCGATGCGGCCCTTCATCCCTTCGGCGGCAGCCTTCGCCGCTTCTGCTGCATCGATCGCAGCGTTGATCTTCTCGTGCTTCTCGAGCGACTCGCCGGTCACGAAGCCCTTCGCCTTCAGCTCCGAGAGTTCGCGCTCCTGATTCTTCCTCAGCTCGTCCACGGCTTTTCCGAGGTCCGTGATCGCGCTCTTCACCTCGACCATGTCCATGACGGACTCCCTTCTACGAACGGATGGATCGTGCGAGAGCCCTGATGCTCTCGACGAGGTCCGCCCCGTCCGCATCCCGCGGACTCAGGTCGGCGAGGACACGCTGCGCCACGCGCTTCGCGTCCTTGATGGACAGCCCTGCATCCCGCAGGACTGCTTCCATGTCGCGCACCGAGATTCCGCTCTTGACCGCCGATACCCGCGCCATCGGATTGGCGGGCTCCGTCACGAGCGACACCTCGACGAGATTCAACTTCTTCAGGTTCCGGACGCCGGTCTCCTGGTTGCGGGTGTATTCCACAACCCGGTATCCGATCGAGAGCCCGTCCACGACTTGCGCTTTCGCGAGCGCATAGGCCTCGCGCGCCTGCTGCACCTCGTCGATGAGAGGCGTGCCGGAGACGAAGAGGCCGCGCGCATCCTCCGCAAACTCAGTCCACGGACCGATCGGATCGAAGTGCTGCCAAAGCATCTTGAGCGGCCGGCCCGATGCCTTCAGCGCGGCGATCGACTCCGAGAACGCACCGGGCTCCACGACGTCGTTCTGAAGGTCCACGTTCCCGAACACCGAGCCGTAGCCGGAGATCGTCTTTTCATCGGCCTTCATCTCGTCGCAACGGAAGTCGAAGGTCTTCCACTCGACCGTCATCGCAGGGCTACCCACGGAGCACCTCCTCGAAACTGGGCGGCAGGTAGCGGACCACACACCGGCACTGGATCACCTGATCCGCAGGCCCATCAGGATCCTTCGGACGAGACAACGCAACCGTTCGTCCGGTCGGCTCGTCGCCCTCGTACTCGCGCAGGACGAAGTCCTCGTTCATTGCTCGCCGCTGGCCGTCAGCCTCGACGTGAGACGGACGGGTCCGCGCATCGATGAACGTCACCCACTCGCGCACGACGCGCGGAGCAATCGAGAGCTGCTCGACGCTTCGTTGCATGGCCCACGAGGCAGCGATCCCGGTCTCAGTCCGAGCGATGGTCGCGGCCCGAACGCGGGCCACGGGTCCACCGAGGACGTCTCGGATCTTGCCGGCGATCGTCCCGACGGGATCACCCAGGTCCTCTCCGCGAAGAATGATCTGACGCAGGCGAGCGAGCGTTCCCTTTGCGATCTGCTTCGCGCGGCGTAGAGCCATGGTCCGAACCCAGAACTCGAGCAGCGTCCCAAAGTCGGCCTTCGGCTCACGAGCCACGAACTGCGTCGCCTCCCGCGCCATGCGCTCGCCCACTACCGAGTAGTGCCCATGCAAGAGTCGTTGCCACTCACCCTCGGCGTCCTTCAGGGCGAGCTCGGCGCCGACTGCGCCCTGTTCCTCGAAGCCGACGGCGGCCGCAGCAGCCTGAATCCGCATGAGTCTTTGTGCGCGTGCAAACAGCGCACGCTCGAACGAGACGTGAAGGCGATTCACGCGGACTGCGTAGGCCACGCGGCTAGTGGGCGACGCCATTCGCCCTCCCGTGCCGCTTTGCGTCCTCTTCTTCGTCGTCGTCTTGAGGCATTGCCATCGCATCGACGGGAAGCATGCCCGCTGCCACATAGAGCGTGTCGCCACCCTCGACGGGCTCGTAGCCGAGCGCCTCGCGCTTCTCGTTGATCGTGAGGAACGAGGACTTGTCGACCTGCTCCCACTTCTCGCGTCGCGCGCCGGCGAGCGCCGGCACCTGGTCGGAGTCGAAGTCGATGCGCACGGTCTCGCCGAAGCGCGGCGCAAGCCATGCATTCAGCTCCTCACGCAAACTGCACGCCTCTGGGAGGATCGTGTCCTCCCAAAGTGAGCGCCGAGCCTCCTGGTAGTTGCTGTACGTGTTGTCGCCGGG